GCAGTAGGAGTTAACGCCAGCGGTTGAGGACATCCACTGAGCTGAAGTTGCTGTCCACTTCGCCACTTCGAAGGCGTAGAAGGAGCCGTTGAAGTCGGCGAGGGGATACCAGGCGGTAGGTGCCGCTGCCAAGATCGTGGTTTTCCAGTAAGAGGGGAGTTTGAATTCGTTGAGGACTTTAAAAGCGTCTGTGGCGGTAACTGTGACAGTGGCTTCGTTTGGGTAGGAATACGACTGGGGCCACTGTTCAATGAATCCGAAGAAGATGGAGCGGATGGTGCCGCCGGATGGGGTGACTCGGATCCGGATGGGGCGAAGTGGTGTGAGTTTTCCGTAGTAGGTGCCGGCTGTGTTTTCGGGGTCGAAGAGTCGGGTTCGGTTGTCGAGCAATACTTGGCAGGAACCGGCCGAGTAGGTGTCCAGTTCGGAGGACCGGCCACGCGAGGTAGACACTTCTCGGACGTGTTCGGTGATGTCGGTCCAGGTGATGGATGCGAGTGTGGAGCCGAGTGGCACTGTTCCCGAGCCGGCTGTGGTAGAGAATCCGACTTCGACTGTCAAAGCCATTCCGTCGAAGAGAATTTCGCTCATGAGCGCCAGCCTGGTCCGGAGCGGCGTTCGTAGGAGGAGATGGCTTCGACGATGGTTTGTCCGATGGCTGCTTTGTCGGCGGTGGGGGAGACGTTGACGTTGATGGTCACATTTCCGCCTCCACTGCCCATGCTGCCGCCAGCGTTAGAGAGAAGTGCTTTGTTAGTGGAGAAGGCGTCGATGATTCGGCCATAACCGGAGGGGACGAACAGTTCCGGACCTTTCTCGCCGACCATGTATGGGCTGCCGGCGTCAACAGGACCGCCAGTAGCTCGGCGAGGAAGCATGAAACCCAACCCTTGGCCGGGGCTGCCAGGAGAAGTCAAACCGAGAATGTCGCGAATAGTATCTCTCACGCTATTCAACTTTCTCTGTGCTTCTGAGGTATCGGCGTCAACAGCAACCACAGGTTTTGCCAAAGACATCAGATAGAACTGGACACCTAGGTCGGTCAGTCTCTTTCGGAGTGGACTGTCGGGGGCGAGTGTCTCGGCGAGTTCGAAATACTTCCCGGCTTGAATACCGGCCGCCTCTGCCGTTGACAGTGTCTTTCCTTCTAAATCTTTCGCAGCTTGGGCAGCGTCAACGGCCGCCTGTGTCTCATTTTGATAAGCCTTGAGAAGATCCAAACCCTCTTGGGTGCGTTCATCGGCTGTCAAAGAACCGTCAGAAAGGCTCTTGTTGTATTCCTGCAATGCTTTTCGACTATTGATCTGGGATTCTTCCAAAGAAATGTTGGCGCCGAACAAATCATTTGTCGCACCGTAAAGATCCTCCAAAGCCTTTGTCGCTTTCTCGGCTTCGCTTGCTTGTGCGCCAAACCCAGCGCCAAGATTGTCAACAACTTCGGTGGCAAACTCTTGTTCCGCAGTAGCTTTCCCGAGACTGTCGCGCATTCCATCAAGGTCACGGACAAGCCGTTCAAGACTCTCACTGGAATATCCAGAAGCTTGACCAGTCTCTAAAAGTTCGAAAGACGCTCGTTTGAGTTCCCCTGCAAGTGAGTTTCCACCGGCTGCAAGTTCGCCAAGAGTGGCTTGGAGTGTCCGACCTCCGTCATTAGATTTGTCTGCCACTCTCACCAATTCGTCAAGCTCTTCTGAAGAGCCTGTGATGGCTTCAGCAAGTTTCTGGAAGTTTGCTGTCGGAAGATCCTTGAATGACTGTTGTGTAGCGATGTCCTGGGCGATAACTGACCGAATATTGTCTTCGAGGGTCTTGGTGTTGTCTGAAATTGCTTCTGTGAATGATTCGACTCGAGCGTCATTTTTTGCAGATTCTCGAGCTGCTTCGGCTTGATTATCAGAAAAAACTTTGTAGACGCCAGCCGCTGCAATCATCACAGCAATGAGTGGCCCCATCGACATAGCCGCTGTACCGGCAGCAGCCGAAGAGGCTGCGGTTGTGCTGTTCATCGAAGCGATGGCGCTTTGGGTGCTGACTGCTTTAGCTGAAGCGTCCAGAATAATTGAAATCGCGTTTTGGACTGCCTTATAGGCAAGTTTGAAACCTTCAACAATGGAAGGTCCAATGGCAATCACACCAGCAAAACCAATCACTGCTGTTTGAGCGGGACCAGGAAGAGCAGAGAAAGCGTCAGCAACAAAGCCGATGGTTTCTTGGATTTTGGTATAGACGGGGAGGAGGCTTTGCCCGAGGCTTGCCGCTGCATCTTCTGTCTTTGCTTGCGCGCGCTGAGCTTGTCCCTGGGCCGTGTCTGCTTCTCGAGCAAACTGTCCCTGGGCGAATGCTGAGCGTTCGGTGATGAGGGCGAGGGTTGCTTGGCCTTTGGCGTAGGCCGTCACATCGGTTTCTGAGTCTGCCAAGCCCATCGAAACGGCTTTGGCATTTACCTCAGAGGCTTTGAGGGCAATACCGAAACGCTCCAGGGGGTCATATTCGCCGCGAAGGGCTGAGCCGAGAGCGTTGACGGCGTCGTCAGTTTTTCCACCCAAAGTGGCAGCTAGATCGGCGCCTGTTTTTGTGAGGTTGATTGCCTGAGCTGCTGCCTCGTCAGTAGACATCCCGAAGCCTTTGAGGGATGCTCCAAGCCGGCTGGTGATTGTCCTGGAGGCGTTTTCGGACATTCCGACTAGGTCGGCCGAGTTTTTGGTGAACTCGTTGACAGCACCCGAAGCCTCTTCAAATACAGCAGCTGTTCCGCCGACAGATTGTTGGAGTTCGCCAGCAGCGTCCACCAATTTTTTGGCGCCATACAGGACAGCGCCACCGAAGAGGGCGTTTCTGAGAATGTCGCCCGACTTTTTGGCGTTGTTTCCGAAGCCGCTGAGTTGGCCTTCTGCTTTTTGAAGTTCTCGAGCGAGTTGTGAGGAATCACCAACAATGGCGATTCTCACTCCGCTTTTGTCACCAACAGCCATCTGAGCCTCACTCGTCCCAACGCTTAGCGTCCGAACCGTATTCGGCGGATTCTCTGCGTCTTGTTTGAACTTCGAACATTGCGTCGAGGTAGTGGTCGGGTTCCTCTAAAAGTACGGACATCGAGATACCCGAGTCAATCGCCAACGCTGCTACAGCGAGGGTGAAGAACTCGGGTCCGTAGGGGTTGGCTCTTCTTCCTCTACCGTCACAATGTCCACCGATTCCACGGTTTCAATCCAGTCATCAAAGGAGACGATGTCTGGGTTGACTCGTTTCGCTGCACACCATCCGAAGAACCACAGATGTTCCTGGCGGACACCTTCTTCGGAGAACATGGCGGCCACTGGGATTTTGAATTGACGTTCGAACCGGATGGCGTCGGCCTTGCGCCCTGAGGCTTGAAGGTCGGTTCCGTCTTCGAATGTGATTTTGTATTTTGCGAACATGGTCGGGCTGTCCTTTATCTGAGGGCGGATTGAACTGCTTTATCGACTGCTCGGCCAGCGGCCTCGACGAGTCGGTCTTGTGTCTGTCTGATACCTGGATAGACGTAGCGTCCATACTTCACGATCGGTCGGACGATTGTTTGGTTTCTGCCAGGGCCACGGTTTCTAAGTGTGCCACCAAAGTCCAGCCACCCAAAGTATGGAGCGAAGGATGACTTGCCGCCGGCTACAACGTAGAGGGTGTTTCCGCCTGCCCTTGCTTTCAAAGTGAACTGGGCGCGACCGGAAATCTTTGGGACCCTTTGCATAATGGCCGGAAGGGTGTTGATGATGATGGCGGATTTGAGGTCTTCGCGTAGGACCGGGACGAGGTCCGGATGTATCTTTCGAAGATACTTCCGGACCTCGGCGAGGTTGCTGACGTAGACCCCAGCCCCTACAGCCACTAGCCGTTCTTGGCGATGGTGCTAGCTGCGCGCCAGCTGCCGGAAACGGTGATTGGGCCGTCGACGGGTGAATCGACTGAGAAGTCGAAGAAGCCGGTTCCGTACCAGTAGACGTTCGGAGCGTTGGTGATGTCTGGGTACAGGTAGAACTTGCGGGCATCACCATCGACAGCGGCGGTGTAGGACTGAGCGGTTGCGTCGTCGAAGTAGCCGGAGAAGCTGCCCTGAGCGTCAGGAAGGCCCGAAACATAGACCTTGTTTGTGTCGCCGAATGAGGTGACTTCAGCGGTGTCGACAGCGAACTCTGCTGACCACTGCTTAAGGAATGCGACGGATGAGGGATTCGCTGCTGATGTAGCGATTCCGAGGTAAAGGCGACCGTTACGGCCGTGGCGACGTGCCATTGGTTTCTCCTTGGGG